ACCGCGTCCCATGTCCACAAAATGGACGAGTTTGCTGCGGCCACAACGAAGTTAGCTTCGGGGCCTGCTTGCGTAGTATTTCCGTTTTGATCAACAGCGGCTACGCGGACATAATAAGTCCCGGATGCTAACGTACCGCTGCCGCCAAGAGTCCCGACAGGAACATCGGTAGGGTCAGTTAGCTGCGACGTGTCTAGGGTTAGCGTAAGAACGTTGTTCAAAACTTGGACGTTGCTAACTACCAGCGTAAATCCGCCGACAGCAACTTGAATGTTGTTATTCAAGTCAATCAGGAAGTCGCCGAAGTCTGTATCTGACGTAGCTGAGCCGTCGTATAAAGTTTTAGGCGTCCATGTTATTAGCGACTCTATCCACTTCTTCTGATCCGGACCGTCCGAAAAGTACAGCGTGTTACCGACAGATTGGAAGCTGGTTTTTCCCGCGCCTTGTGACTTGGTAAACACAGCGGTTTGAGTAGACGGACCCGTGGCGTCATACACGGTGTTAGCAGTGTCGGCGACTACTCTGATTTGTGAAATGTTTGAATTGAATAACTTAAAGTCGTAGAAGCGATTGATGGCGGGGAAGATGCTGGAATTGTAGGGGGTGTGGCCGGGGCGACGAATCCACGTAAGTTTGGAACTAACCTCGCAGTTCAATCCATCAATTAAAGCGTCCCCTCTAGCTCCGTAGAATTCTTCTTCTATCCTTGTGCTAGCTGCGTCTCTAAGCGGCGACCGCTGAGTCCACATTCCAGTTGACATCCGGTTTTGCCACAAAACTCCGAAGCGCACGGGTTTGGATGGCTGTGCCCCGAATTTAGAAAGCCAGTTACTCATTCAGTCTCCGTCCATTATTCGGACAAAATGTTATTGACAAAAGCGAAGAAGGTATGGTACAATCTTTCTATGTCGAGTTTGATTTCAATTTACGGGCTTGTGTATCTGATGACTTGTTTGGTCAACGGGAAGAGATATGTCGGACAGACCGTTCATACCGAGCGTGTTCGTTTCCGGGGCCACATTGCTGGTGCAGATACAAATCACAAATCGAGAAGAGCTATGCCTTTGGCACACGCTATTCGAAAATATGGGGAGGAAAACTTCACGATATCTACTTTATGTGTTTGTTCTAGTCAGGTCGAACTTGACTTGATGGAGGATATGTACATTGTCCTATTCGACACAATGAACAGAAACAAGGGTTACAATCTAAAACGCGGGGGAGCGAAGGGTAAAGCATCCGAACGCACCAAGCAGATACAGAGAGAACAACGGGCGGGTACTGGGAACGCTCGGTATCTACACAACATTGAAAGCGAGGAGATTGCTCGCTTATATGCGGAAGGAAACGGCACGGTCACAGTAGGAAGGATGCTGGGGATTTCGGCAACTATGGTAACCAAAAGATTAAAGTCTCTTGGAATACCATTACGCCGAACGGGACATCCCGGTCTTACCGACGAGGAAAAGTTGATTGTTGGTGCCCGAATGAAGGTCCGTCACAAGGGAGAAAACAATCCCGCCTATCGTAGCGATGTCAGCACAGAGGAAATCATAGAACTACGAAAACAGGGTTTGAACTGGTCAGAGATTGGTCGTAGGTTTTCTATAAGTCACGGCACCGCTAAAGAAAGAATAGAAAAACACGAAGCATTACGAGCCATATCCAGGTCTGAATAGCGCAGGACCAAATGGGTTCGCGGCTCCGAGGGTTTGCCAGCCAGCAAAATCGTTTCCAAGGATTGAGCGAGTCGGATACAAGACATTTTCTTCTTGTTGACGATCTGCGCCTTTCAGCGCCTTGACCAAAGTTTCCTCCCATTCCGCGTACATCTCCTGACCCTTAGCGAGATCGTTTTCGCGGGTCAGAGCGGCGCGTACGCCTGCCCTCAGAAGGTACAACATCTGTGTCGGGATTGGCGAAAGCTGACTGCCTAGCCCAGTTAGCAGGGGAGGAGCAGATTGATAAGTCGCTACAACATACCAGCAAAGTCCGTTCAAAGCAGGTAGCGGAAGGAATCTTAGGGCGTACCCCGCCGGGTCCGCAACTGTCCAGACGACGGTGTTATCCTGAATCAAAGTTCCCGGTGTAGCTCCCGGAGGAGCCGCTGGAGCAACACTTCCAGACACTCCGTAAGGATAGAATCCGGGGGGAAGAATCGTGGTGTTGGTGTATCCCGGTGACTCAATATTCAGACCCAACTTGGACGAGTCGATGAACAAGTAGTTACCGTTGACATCAATAAACTGTTGAATAGGTGTGGTCGGCGTTTGTGGCGTTCCATATCCACAACCATAGGCAGTGTTCGCCTGCCACAATCCGAAGACAGCGGTCGAGTTAGGAATGAAGCAGACTTGAAACGGAACGCTCTGCGCCGAAGCCTGTGGGATGTCTCGGACAGTCTCTAGGGGTCTGTTGGGCTTCGGTGCCTGATTAGCGTTGGACGTGGAGTTGTTGATATCCACGATCACTCCGTACTCTAGCCAACCTACGTCTGTAACATTCGAGATGTAATCCTGCTGAAGACTGACGGTAAGAAACGGGGGCCATATTTCCCGGTTCCATTTCCACGGCATATTCTCCGCGAGGATGCGGCAGAGAACTTCGTTGGTCAGCGTTAAGAGAGGCTCGGTAGAATATCCCGCCGCCCCGCCTAATAGATTATAGAACTCAGGATTGCTCTTGAGTTGGTTCGCCAGTTGCTGGACGGTTTGTGTTGTGGCTTGGTACCCTGGGATGACTGGCATCTATCGTCCTTGCTGTCCGGGCTGTGCCTTGGACATCTCTCTTATGCTGTTCAGCTTGTCAGCCAACCAAAGGTTGCGTTGGCTTTCTGTTAAGCCTTCAGCAGCGTTAGCCAAGCTAGTAAAGAAAATCTGTCCCGCCGCCTGTTGACGAGGGTCATTCATGTACTCATAACTCTTGTAGTCGAATCCGGAGTTATAAATGTAACTCATAAAGTCGGGAATAGGTGCCCACGTCTGAGTCTCTATGACAAACAAGGGGGCGGCGTTCTGAAACTCCAACACTACGTTATACACTTTGTCCGGCGCGGGGAAAATACGAAACGTCTGCATCCCCGAACCGTTGTCATATTGCGTACTGATTCGAGCGGGCTGATTAGCTACCGTCTCGTTAGCGAGCACCAGCGCAACTTGAAGCTCGTAAGCCTTAAATCCATCCACCGGGTCATAGGCCACAGCCTTTTCCAGCCACCCAAAATTAGGCAGGCTGACCTGATAGTCCGACTGTCCGATAGCGGTAGTAAATGTAGGAGTCTGAGGATTATACCCAGAAGCCCGGTTCCACCTCCAAGCAAACGGCGGGGCCAGAATAGTCTGCATCACCCAGTCCGCGTTAGAAAACGCCGGGTCGTTCGCGGTGTTTTCTGTAAACGTAAGGGGAGACAGCCGAATGAACTGCTGGCTTCTAGCGATTGTTCTTGCGAGTTCTATTGTGCTTGCCAATTAAAAATCCTTTACAAATCGCAGACGGGGTGGTAGACTTGTTTTTGGAGGGTAAGATGATCGGAGAGATAAGGCGAGTATCTGTCGCGGAAGCCAGACCGTTGGTCCAAGAATATCACTACTCCAAGAATCTACCTGCGGGTAAGAATGTGTGCTTTGGGTGGTTTACGCCGGACGACAACAGCCTTGTTGGAGAGACATTGTACGCCGTGGCTGTTTTCGGGATTGGGTCCAACAACAACGTATACGGATATTTCTCCGAAATTACCGGACTTGAGTGTACAGACAAGAATCTCTACGAACTGAAGCGGCTTGTCCGATCTGGGTCTAAGGAAGAGAAGCAAGTGTCGCTAAGTCAAATGCTTTCTGTGTGCCATCGTTCCTTGTTGAAAGAAAACGGCATTCGCTACATCATCTCTTACTCTGACCCTGAATTTAATCCTTCAGGAGGAATCTACGCTGCTTCGAATTTTACGTTGCTGGGATATTCCAAACCAGAGACCGATATTCTCGATGCTGATGGTTTGAAAATAAATCGTCGTACTCTTCTTCATTGGAGAAATAGAAATGGTCATCCAACTATAGACGAAGCCTGCGCGATTCTCGGATACACCAAGGTAAAGACCCCCCAAAGAAACGGTGGTTCATCGCTCTCGACCCAAAGGATCAAAAGAAACTGCGGGAGAAGTTCCCGCCAAAACCAAAGGAGAAAAACCTATGTGGAATTTCATCGGAAGCATAAGTAGACGGAAGTTGTCTTGGTACGACAAGCACGTCTTTTTCATCAACGACGACGGAAACAGAGAACTCCTCGGTCGGTGGTTTTTAGGGTTGGCCGCTCTGATCTACTTCAGCGGCAACTACTATGTCTTTCATCTGATGAAATAATCCATTTTCCGGACTACTTCTTGCGCTTTGTCCTCGGTGGTATAATGTCAGGTGGAAGAGATTTCAGGAAGACCATTGTCAGCTTCTGGGTCTGCTGCTCAAGGACCGACATGAACAACGGTGTCGTGGTGATCGACAAATGCGGGTGCATGAAGTCCTGAAACGGGTCGATGAAAATATGGACGATTTCGTGGACCAACGCCATCACCAGCAAGTCAAATTCTCC